TCCCGCGTCAGCAGTTCGGGCGGGAAGGGGATGGGCGCCTGACTCTCGATGTGCATGGCGCCGCGCTGGATGGTCGTGCCGGCCTCCGTCTGGAAGGCGCCGGGCATGATGCGGCTGTCGCTGCTTACGTTCACCACGGGCGGCTCCGGGGGCGGCGTCGGTTCGGGCGCGGCGGGCGGCTCCGGCAGGATGAGGCCGCCGTCCGGGCCGATGGGCGCGTAGGCGGTGTTCACGTAGTGCGCGTCGCCGCCCACAAAGGGGTTCTCATCTTCCTTGGCGAGCACCCAGTTGGGGCTGATCGCGCCGACGTTGGCGAGCTCGCGGTAGAACTGCGCGCGGGCTGCCATGTCGCCGCGCATCAGGGCGTTGAGGTTGAACTTGCAGTACCAATCGCTGTTGCCGCGCGTGTCGATCTCGCGCGCCCAGTCGACCATCAGCGGCTTGAAGGCGGCTTCGATGAACTTGACCCAAGGGGTCAAGGCGAAGACCACGAAACTTATCTGCATCTGCTCGATGCCGGTGCCCCAGCTCGTGCTGCTGGTCACGTCGGCGAGCATGTGCGGCGGGATCCCGAACCAGCGCGCTATCTCGGTGACCTGGAACTGGCGCGTTTCGAGAAACTGGAGCTGGTCGTTGGTCATGGTCAGCGTGTTGATGGTCGCGCCGCCGCCGAGCACCGCCGTCTTGCCGACCTGTTCGAGGCCCGCGTGCAGACGGTCGAAGCGGTCGGCCATCTTCTTCGCCACGTCGTCGTCGGCCTTGCCCGGCATCGTGATGATGACGTTCGGGGTCGCCGAGTTGGCGAGCTGTTTGGCGCCGTGCTTCTCGGCTCCGAGGCCGAGGCCGATGGTCTGCCGCATGTACTCGACCGGCGAGAGGCCGCGCAGGGCGCCGGGCAGCATGACGCCGGGGATGTGCAGGACGTCGCGGCTGGTCAGGGTGCGCCCGTTGATCTGGTAGACCTTCTCGCCGGTGCGCGGCTCGCGCTCGACGACCACGAGGCGCGGGTCGAGCGGCCACATCTCACGCAGGCTGCCGCGCGCGTAGACCTTGGCCGAGAAGGAGTCGCCGCCGAGCAGGATGGAGGCCATCACCTGCTGGATGAAGCTGGGCCACTCCGTCTCCGGGTTCGGCGCGGTCATCCAGGGCGGCTTGGGGCGCGTGAACGTCTGCGGCCCGAAGGAGACGAAGGAACCCACCGGCAGACTCGACATGCCGTGGCTGATGAGGCGCACGGCGGCGTACACCGCCGAGTAGGTCATGGCCATCTCGTGACTCACGGCGATGCCGGTGAAGGACTCGGCGCCGCCGCGGTCCCAGAAGATGCCGGGGTCGCGCTGGACGGGCGCCGCGGTGCCGAACCAGTTGTAGGCGGCCCGTTTCAGGATGCTCACGTCGGCCTACCTCCCATGCTCTGCCCGACGACCATGGCCAGCAGTCCGGCGAGCACCCAGGCGAGCCACGGGGCAAGCTGGTAGGCGCCGTAGCAGACGGCGGCCATGCCGCACAGCTCGAATACTGATCCTGCGTATTTCATCCGTCCGTCCCTGTGGGGTCATCGCCGGGAATGTAGAAACTGATCTCGCCGTCGTCCGCGTTCGCCATGGCGCGCTCCAGCGCCATGCAGGCCGCGAGCACACCGTCGATCTTGTCCGCACTGCGCTTGCGCGAAGGCCGGATCATGTCGTCCTGGTTGGTCTCGACGACGCAGTGACTCGCCATCCAGCGCATCACCGGGTTGCCGCCGTGGTGAAAGCGTCCCTCGGCCAGCAGGCGCTCCAGCTCCTTCGCCGGGCCGTTGAGGAAGCGGTAGGTCTGCCCCACGTCGGCGAGCTGTTCGGGGAAACGCTCCTGCAGGCTCGAGACCATCGGGTAGGCGTGGAAGCGGTCGAAAGCGATCTCTCTCATGTGGAACGTCTCGCAGTCGCGGAGCACCTGCGCCTCGACGTCGCGGTGGTCGACCACGTCGCCGGGGCAGACGTTCACGAAGCCGGCGCGCTCCCACTCGCGCAGGGTCGGCGCCATGTCGCCGCGGCGGATGATGGCGTCCTCGGGGATCCAGAAGCGCCACAGCACATCGAAGGCGCCGTGCTCGTCCTCGGGCGGGAAGAGCAGGCACCAGGCGGTGAAGTCCTGCGTGTGCGAGAGGTCGAGGGCGCCGTAGAACTCGCGGCCTTCGAGGTCGGCGTCGATGCGCCCGAGGCCCGCGTTGGCGTCCCAGGTGGCGCTGTCGAGCCACGCCTCGGAGGCGTCCGTCCAGACGTTGAAATGCAGGTTGAGGACGTGGTTGCGCGCCCGCGGCAGGTGCAGGGCCTCAGTCACGGCGCGGCGCATCTCGTCGGGGCGCACGAAGCCGCCCGGCATCCCGACGAGCGAGGGGTTGGCCAGCGTCCAGAGGTCTTTCTCGCGCACGAAGTCGCCGTTCTCGTCCTGTTCGGCAAGCGTCTCGAAGCTGGTCGCCGGCGGCACCTCGTAGACGCGGCCCACGAAGGACTGGTCGACGATGTCTCCGCTGATGACGCCCTTGGCGTAGTTGTAGACCTCGAAGCAGGGGCCGTTGTTCTTGTCGAACCCGGCCGTGGTAATCATAAAGATGAGCGGCTGCTCACGGGCCGAGGTCGAGGTGCTGAGAACGTCGTAGAGGTCGCGCGAACGCTGCGTGTGGAACTCGTCGAAGATGATGCCGCTGGCGTTGAAGCCGTGCGAGCCCGCGGCGTCGCTGGCGATGGCCCTTATCACGCCGTTGTTCTCCGGGCAGATGATGCGCTTGGTCGAGGGGATGACCTTGCAGATGTTGCGCAGCGGCTCGGAGCGCGCGACCATCTGCGCGGCCACGTCGAAGACGAGGCTCGCCTGGTCGCGGTCCTGCGCGGCGTTGTATATCTGCGGCGAGGCTTCGTTGTCGGCGGTGAGCAGGTAGAGGGCGACCGCCGCGGCGGCTTCGGACTTACCCTGCTTTCTCGCTATTTGCAGGAACGCCCGGCGCGTGAGCCTGCGGCCACGCTTGTCGACGTTCGAGAACACGTCGTAGATGAACTCGCGCTGCCAGGGCACGAGGATGAAGGGCTGCCCGTCCCACTTGCCGATCGTGTGGACGCAGCACTCCTCGATGAAGGCGATGGCCGCGCGGGCGCGCAGGTCACCGTCGGCGCGTTGCTTCGCGGACAGCCTCGAGCGGGGTCTTAGCGGCATCCGGCTTACGCACCTCCACCTTGGTCCGGCTGGCCGCGCCGATGCCGAGCTCCGCACCGAAGCGGCGCAGGTCGTCCTTGGCGCGGTTCAGCATGGCGATCTCGGGACGCGCCGACTGGGCGCCGTTGGTGCCGACCTCATACGAGCGCCCGTACTCCTCGATGTCGGCGGTCAGCTCGACGACGTCCGCGTAGGCCATGCAGTAGCCGGCGAACATATCGCCGTCCACGATCGTCAGGGTGCCCATGATCTCCAGCTCGGGCAGCAGCTCTTTCCAGCGCGCGAGGCCGACCGCGTTCAGATAGGGCGGCGGCTTGGGGATGACGGGCCGCGGCTTCGGTTCGTTCTTGGGCAGCGGGCGCTTACCACGATTGCCCTCGAGTACCCGCAGGGCCGTTGGCTTGGCTGGGTTTGGCACGTCGTTGTCTCCTCTTGCCGATGAGCCCCCCCTGGCGCCGCTGGCAGGCCGCGCAGGAGAGTCGCAGGGGTCCGTCCTCGCTGCCGCCGGCGGCCACGGGGACGATGTGGTCGGCGAACCAGTCACGGAACGGTAGCGACTTGACCTGCCCGCACGTCGTGCAGACGGCCTGCCACACACCGTCGCCAAGATGCACGCCCTGCATATTTAGTCGGTCGCGGACGAACTGGCGGCGGCGGCGGCGCTCGCGTTCATAGCCGGGGCGGCGCACGCGAGTCGGGGGGGCGGAAGCGAACGGTTTGGTCCGGTGAGATGGGTCTGTGCAGCCCAGCCGCCGGCAGACGGGGCAGGGCGGGGTCGGCTTACTCGGCAACGTTGGCGACGGCGCGGGCCAGGGCCTTGTCGGCGATGCTCGTGAACGGCTTGTGGAAGCCGTCGGTGCTGCCCGGATACCACTTCACGCGCAGGCGCTTCTGGCGCAGCTCGAGCTTGTAGCCGGGGGCGTTACGGACCTTGCTCACGGTTCTCCTCTGGGAAGGTCAGCGCCAGTGCCGCCAGTCGCAGCCGCCGTAACGGGCGCAGCGGTTCTGGTTGTAGGCGGCGGTCGGCAGGTTGTAGCAGATGCGCGACGCCGGACGATGTCGGTTGACGCGCGTCAGCTCGCGGCACTCCCAATCGGTGCCTTGGTGGTGGAGGACGGATGGCGCGTAGTAGGTCTCGCCCTCCATGCAGGCGACGATGAGTTCGCGTTCGCCCATCTCCCGCTCGATCAGACGCTCGATCCGCCGCCGACGTGCCTCCTGTTTCATCACAAGGATGTGTGCCCTGTCCGCGGGCGACAGCTTGGGGCTGTGCGGGTGGCGAATCATGCGTCTACCTTATAGTGCGCAGTGGGCGACAAGCTCTCGGCCAATCTGTCGAGGGCGCGATGGTGATGCGAGCGTACCGCGCGGCGGCTGATGCCGAGGAGGCCGGCGACGGCGCGCTCCGAGCAGCGGCAGGCGTAGAGCATGTCGATCACCTCACGTTGGCGGTCGGTCAGAACCGACAGGTCGATGTTGGGGAAGGCGTCCACGCAAGAGCACTCCTTTTGGTGCGGCGATCCCGTCTGCGGCTAGTGTGACGGGCGGGACAGGGGACGGACGGCACTTCAGGCTCGGGACCCTCGGCTCCCGAAGTGCGCACAACTATGCAGACT